GTAAAGTCTAAGAAACCCAAGAAGGAGGCGGTTCCCGTCCTGGAGGAGGCAGCAATGCCAAACTCCCATTACGTACCCCTCTCCAAGCAGAGGAGACCAACCATATCCTACTTGCAGGGTGGGGTAGGTGACGGGAAGGCCAAAACACCCTTTGTGCACCAACGCATGGCGTGGAAGGCCAAGCTCACTTATGAGAAGGACAATGGAGTCAAGACCACTGCCCAATTTATTGGGACCTGTATGCACCCCACACACGATGAAAAGGGTGCTACGGCCACGTTTGGTAGATACGTGGATGATCAGTTGAAGGAAACCGAGGATCTGAAGTGCCTTGGAAGCGTCCCTGAGTTCGATCTCACAATTTGGTCTAATCCCAAGAAGCAAATTGATCAGGGGGTTCCCTGTTATGAGTTTAAGCTCACCCCCAATCAAAAGACCTTAGGCGCAATTGCCTGGAGGCCCCAGGGTTTATCTACCACCTACTTTACCCATGGGACCGTTCAACCCGACGGTGTCCATTTCATTTCGACCAAACAGGGTGCGAGTGGTGCAGCAATCATACCGCTCGTGGAGGGAGGAGTCAAGGATGAACTCCTCGGCTGGCACAAGGCGGCGGAAGGCAACGTCCAGAACCGCTACCAACCCATCACCCCAGAGGTGTATGAAAAGGTGCTAGCCATATTAAAGGCCAATTTAAACTAGGCAGCCCGCCCGCGCCGATCTGGCGCGAGGCGGGCGAGTTCACGGTGCCCATCTATTCGGTTGAAGCCCGTAAGGTGTGGCATGACGCGGAGTTCCTATGGGGCGATTGGCAAAAGCATTTGGTTCACCCCGCCCAAGTCAGCCCTTTCCACGTCCGTTGCGTGAATTCCCATCACCTGGGATACCTCCCATCCCTGGCGAAACAAGCACAGAAGAAAACAGTTAACCCGTTTGAGGTCGACCCATTGTATTTAATGTTCGACCCACAGATGAAACGTCTGCCAATACAGCCAACACATGGCTGGAGCGGGCCAAACTGGGGCGGGGTTGCCCGTCAGATTGCACTGTATGACAATCCGGTGTTGCCGGATGATCACTTTCCCCCAGAATTGACGTGGGCGCGTGATCAGTTGATTGACATGTTGGACTACTATGGTGTTGAAAGCCGCGTGATAAAGCGCGAAGAGATAGTCTGGAACTATACTGCCAGCTCAGGTTTGGGCTACACCCAACAATACGGCATAAAGCGTAGCAGTTTAGTCCTCGCTGCCCCGGAGCTTCAAGACTTTTGGGAAACCGCTCATGTTGTTAATGCGGATCCATTGTGCTCAGTTTTTGAGAAGCTTGAGTATCTCCCTAATGCGAATTTCGACATCGGTAAGAATCGTTCAATAATCAACTTGCCTATCACTCTCCTTGAGTATCAGCTTAGGCTCAACCAGTACTTCAACAAGCGTTTCATTGATGCTAGTGCCCATGAGGGTTGTCCCATTGGCCTAGGGTCCACATTCCAGTATGGTGGTTATAATGCCATCTATGAAAAACTCACTGAGAATGCGGCCATGTACTGGAAGGGTGATATAACACGTCAAGACAAGTTCTATCAACCCTATCTGCGGGATTTGGTTCTTTCAGTGCGACTGGCACTGTTCAATGATACACAGGCCATGCCGCGTGCAGAATACGAGATACGCATGCGGTGGCTCTACAGTCGACTTAAATCAGCAGCAGTCGTCCTACCATGGGGTCAGGTCGTGCGGCTGGTCGTCGGATTGCTCTCCGGTGAAGGTAACACTTCCACCGATCAAACGATGGGCCACTTGCTCGTGATCCTCGGCTACTTGAAAAAGGAGCTCGAGTCTCATGGGAAGGTGGTTGACTCGTGGAGAGACATTTTCCTCGATGGGATCCGTCACAGTCCCGCCGGGAAGCGTGACCATCGCAATATTCTCATGGCGAAGGTTTATGCCGATGACCATGTGGCCAAGACTCCTGCAGGCTTGGAATTTCTCACAGACTATAAGCTCCGCAGTGAGTTTTACCGGGCTTGCGGTTGGTCGTTAAAAGAGGATGAAGATTTGGTTACACCAAACCCTGAAGAGCTCAGGTTCTTGGGTGCCCTTCCTGAAAGGAGAATGGACTTATGGAATGTTCGAC